CGCGGGCTTCCGATGGGCTCCGAGTCCAGGTTGGGAAGGAGCCATAGAAGTGCCGTGGAGCGCGGAAAGAGAGCAGTTCTTTACTGAGCTCGTAATGGCCATCCAAAACATAATCAGAAAGCTCAGTGAGTTTACAACTGATGCCAAAAGTGTACTGAAATTTGCTGATAAAGGACTCAAATTTTTACCAAGCGCTAAAAACGAAACTAAAAAGAAAGGAGCTAAATAATGGCTAAGAACGAGAAACAAAAAACCGAATCGGCACTTACGGCACCTGCTGAGTCCCCGCTTATGACAGCGGCGGCTTTAGTGCAACAAGCTGACGGAAAGATTGACGTAGATAAATTAGAGGCACTTTTGAAAGTGCAGATGCAGTGGGAGGCCAACGAAGCAAAAAAGGCTTACGTTGTGGCAATGTCGGAATTTAAGGCAAACCCGCCTAAGATACTCAAAGATAAGACCGTGGGTTATAGTACAACAAAAGGAACCACAAACTACAAGCACGCCAGTCTCCACAACGTAACCACCAAGATTAACACAGAACTCAGCAAACACTGCCTTACGGCCGCTTGGGTGACTTCTCAGGACAACGGCTCTGTCAAGGTGACGTGCAAGATTACTCACGCAATGGGACATAGTGAGGAATGCTGTTTGTCCGCTCCGCCTGATGCAACGGGTAGCAAGAACGTCATACAGGCTATTGGCAGCACAGTGACCTACTTGCAGAGATACACGCTCTTGGCTCTGACAGGACTTGCAACCGCCGACCAAGACGATGATGGCGCAGGGGCAGCTCCACAAGCGGGCAAGCCTACGAAAAAGGACGAACAGAACAAAATCGTTGACCAGGCATATTTCGACTTCGAGTGCGAACATAAGCCAGATTTGCTTGAGGGTTTCGTTTGGAGTAGAGAGAAGTTTGAAGCCGCAATCATTAAGCACAAAAAGAGGTTGCCTCTCCCCAAAGACAAAGACGCAATAAGGAAGATTCTCGATGTCGTCTTGCCAGAGGAAGTGATGATTGAAAAATCGGAATCGTTAGAATGGAAAGACCAATAGAAAGGAGTAACACAATGGCTAAATATAAATACGAAAACGATGAAGCCTTTCAAATGACAAAAGAAGGTGTTTGCGAAGGTTGCAAGGGAAGTTTTTATATGAGTGATTCTGGGTGCTATGAAGATTGTGAAGGGTTTTACAAAGAATACCAAGAGTGTGTCGCTGAGTTGCGGTTAGAAGCAATATTGATGACCGAACCATAGAAAGGAGCAATAGTATGAATGAGTTAGCAGTATTTGATGCGGTCACGGCTACATTAGCAGAAGCCACAGCCGAAAACGAAAAGCTAGTCTTTGACTACGCAGACCCGCAAGGCGAAAAGGATGCCCGAAGCCATATCTCTAAGCTGCGTAAAGTCAAGACCTTAATCAGCAATGTTCACAAGGACGCAAAAGCCGAAGCATTAGCGTTTGGCCGAAGGTTGGACGGAAAGAAGAACGAGCTAACTGCCGAGGTCGAGGGGATGATAGCCGTCCACAAAGAACCTCTCGATGCTATCGAGGCTGAGAAGCAGGCGGTCATTGACGCTGAGAAAAAGCTATTCGAGGAAGCCGAGGAAAAGAGGTTAGCTGAACTTGAGGCCACAGAAGCAGCCGTCAAAGAAGCTGAGGATAAGGTTGCCAGAGACGCGGCTTTGGAAGAGCGCAAAGAAAGAGAAAAGAAGATTGCCGAGGAAGCCGCCGAACGAGCCAAGGCCAAAGCAGAACTGGATGCCAAAAACGCGGCCGCTGTCAAAGAGACTATCGAGAGAGTTCGCAAAGATAAAGAGGAAGCCAAAGAGAAACGGCGTGTCGAGAACAAAAAGTACCGACAGAAAATCGAAGATGAGATACGCTCTGTATTGGACGACTTGGCTTTTGACCCCGACGATGCCAACCGCTTTATCTCAGCGCTCAAAGAGAACGCAATCCCTCACGTTTCTATTAATTACTAATGAGCACTCACGAAGTAATATCAATAATTAACGGTGGGCCCACCTTCGCCAAGCCCTTGAAGGATATACTGGCTGAGCTACAGCCAGGTGGTGCAATAAAGACCTTAACGCCATTGGAGCATATCACCGACCGGCAGAGACGCTGGTATCACGGTGTGTGCTTGCGAGACCTTGTAAAGAACGATGAGAATGGCGAGACAAAGGGTTGGTGGGATACGGAATTGAAGCGCGAGTGCAACGGCCTTGCCCTGCTCAAAAAGGAGATATTCTTTATTGACGATGGCTCTGGTGGCAGGATTGGAATAGGGCGGCTCACAACAAAAGGTGTAGGCAAAAAGAATATGTCAGCCTACATCGAAGAAATACTATCAAAATCAATGGTCAAGGGTTGGAATATTGGCCCACCGGACCCTGATTTACGCCAGCGTTAAGGTATGAGCTGTCTCTGTAAAAGTTTGTGGTTGACCACCGTCCGACGCGCTGGCCGCAATAATAACTTATGAAAGGATTCAAATGCACGAGCGCAAGTACCAAATCGAAGACAATCGGTTAGTCAAAAGAAGTAATAAAGTCCCAGTGCCAGAGACAGAGCCGGTGTTTATTTTCAGAGCGAAGGACAGAAAGGCTTTACCTATCCTTCTCGCGTATCTCCTGATTATAGACAACCTTGACCAGAAGGCAGAAGTCACCAAGAGCGTCAATGACTTTCGGGCGTTTCAGGAAATGAACCCTGAGAAGATGGCAGAGCCGACACCTTGATATACTCCTCCGAGACGACATAGTAGGGGTAGATGAGATTGACTCGTACCCCTGCTCTTTTTAGAAAGGCCAAGGATGGCAACAAGTGACAGACATAAAGAGCTACAAAATATGCTTGTACGTTGGATAGGCAATCGCTCATTCAAGATGTGTGGATTCCCTGAAGCTAACGTAGTTGGTTATATCGCAGACTATGTAGCTATTGCAGGGATGTACGATGCAGAGCATACGAAATACACCCTTCATTCAGGGTTGACCAAAAAATATATGAATCCCCAATACTCGACAAAGAAATATGAGGGGTATATGAATCGCCAAAGAGTTTTCGGTGATATTGACAGGTATTATGTTTGCGTATTCGAGGTTAAGGTGTCACGTCCCGATTTCCTGAATACCTTCGGTAGCAGAAAGACTCCCCATGCAAAAGCAAGATTGGAACCTGTTGGAACAGCCCATTGGGTAGTTGCTGAAAAAGGAATTTGCAAACCAGAGGAGTTACCGGACTTCTGGGGACTATTGACGCCTTACGGTACGGGCTTGACTGAGAAAAAACGCCCCAAACTTAACATATTGCCAGATAGTTATTTGCACGCAATAGCTTTCGATATGCTTTGGCTGCAAATGAATTACCGACCAAACTTTCACATTCAACTTAACGAAATGTCTCAAGCAATAAAACTCGTCCACGATGGGATACTAAAAAATGCACCACAAGGCGAATTACTTCGCCGATGCGATAGGGCAGTAAAGGCTTGTCGGGGATTTGTATAGAAAGGCCACAGATGGCACGGATTTGTTACGAGTGGCGAAATGAACCACAGCACGTTATACTCGATGGCCGTGAGTTTCATTTCAAGTCCAAGATAGAGTACAAGTGGGCAATGTATCTGCAAAGGCTTCTCGAATTAGGAGCTATCGACTTCTGGGGTTACGAGACAAAGACTTTCCAGTTCGCCGAGCGATACCGAATGAAACGGCAATACACCCCGGACTTTGAGGTTCACGAAACAGACGGCGGCTTAAAGAGAACTTGTTTCCACGAAGTCAAGACCGCCTTGCGACAGACTGACATTCGCAGATTCAAACTGATGGCCGCCGATTACCCGAAAGTGACTATGGTCTTGGTTTTACCTTGTTGCAGAACAGGCCGACAATCTATTTTGCGTGGTAATGCCCTGAAATATGTCGAGCGCGTTGTTTATTGTAATCCGTTGTTTAATAAATTGGGGATCCGAATCAGATGAAACTTAAAATTCTAATCTTTATATTTTTATTTATAGCGGCAGCGTTAATATATATGACGTTCGTTGAGCCGCTTTGAGGGATAAATGAAAGTTTTAGTAGCTTGTGAATTTAGTGGAATTGTCCGTGACGCTTTCAGGGCAAAAGGCCACGATGTTTGGAGTTGTGATTTACTGCCGACTGAGCGACCAGGGCAACATATTCAAGGTGATGTACTTGAAATTCTCGGTGACGGTTGGGATTTAATGATAGCACACCCACCTTGCACTTATCTAAGTTACGCAGCGACAAGAAGTTGGAATGATATTGGAAGATGCAAAAAGAGATTAGGTGCCTTAGAGTTTTTTAGGCAATTATGGGAAGCTCCGATAGAAAAGATATGCGTAGAAAATCCACAAGGATGCGCAAGTCCAACAATAGCAAAATATTCACAGATAATACAACCTTGGTATTTTGGTGAACCATTTTACAAAACAACTTGTCTCTGGTTAAAAAATCTCTCATTGTTAATTCATTTAGAAGATGATACATTATTTGAATCAAAAACTCATACATCGAAACCGAAGCCTATATATGTATGCGAGAAAACGGGTAAAAATGTGCATTGGAACGAAGCTATGGGTGGTAGTAATCGGGCAAAAACTCGTAGTAAATTTTGGTGGGGCATAGCCAACGCAATGGCCGAACAGTGGGGATAAAGAAAGGATAGCTATGGCAAGATACGCAAAGAACACATCTGTTCCGATAGCACGCTCGAAGCAGAAGATAGAGGAGCTTTTGGTATCTTATGGAATCGAAGAATCTTTTTGGGGCAGGAGTCCTCGCGGCGATGGTGTCGGTTGGAAATATAAAGGTAAGGTTTACAAAAAGAATGTTCCGATGCCCTCAAAAGACGACAAGACGGAAAAGCAGTATGAGCAGGAAATGCGACAAAGATGGCGGATTCTCTATATGACCTTGAAGATGAAATTTGAGGAAATCGAGGCGGGGGTAGAATCCTTTGAAGACCAGTTTTTGGCTCAGTTGTGTTTGTCTGATGGCTCTACGGTGGGTGATTTTATGAGGTTGCCGGAAAATGTCGCACAACTCGAAAAGACTGAAATGCCGAAACTTTTAACGTGAAAGGATAGATATGGCAACGGCGGAAGAATTACTCAAAGTCTTAGATATGAGCAAGGAGGAACAATGGGTCTTTTGTACTCAAAATGGCAGGAAAACAGGCGAATCCCTTGCTGACCTTGCATTTAGGCTCAGGGATGAAGTAAAATATATACACAGATGCTCTTTCGTAAAGGCGGTTCTAACTGTTTATTGGCATTGCACTGAATGTAGGAGAAATCCGCAGGATGAAACATTATGGAGATGGTTCTCGCGGGAAGCCCAGCCCATCCACTGGATTATCGCAGCCCTGATAGCCCTCAAAAAATAAAATATATTTCCTATTGAAAGTTCTAAGATATGATGTTACGATACTGTGCAGATAGGGTAGCCCCCGAAAAGGCGGTGCATCTCGAACCGCCCTTCTGCACAATATTATCGAGAAATACTACGAGAGGTATTAAAATGAAGACCTGTCGGATTTGTTTGCAAACAAAGGCACTTTCTGAGTTTTACAAAAATCATTCCAAAGATGGTTATTTCAACGAGTGTAAAGTTTGCCAAAAGGCTTATGCCAGAAAATACCAAAGCCTTGAAATTGTTAAGAATCGCCAAAAAAAATACCAACAACAAGAATCCGCAAGAATTTATCAGCAACTTTACCGACAATACTATCATCAATCAGGAAGGTATGCAATTGCAAAAAAACGACATCGGCAAACGGAGAAATATAAGAATACACTAAAGCGATATTGCACCCAACATCCCGAATTACAGAAGGCTTGGGCTACTGTCAATATTGCTGTTCGTGCTGGCAAAATGCCTCGCCCTGATACTCTACAATGTTCATATAGCAACCATCCAGCAACGCAATATCACCATCACAAGGGATATGAAAAAGAGCATTGGTTGGATGTTTTGCCGACTTGCGCTAAATGTCATAAAAAACTCCACAAGAGAAAGAAAGTAATCTGAGGAGAAATGAGAAAAGGGCTGGCGGCCGAAAATAATGATACCCCTAAATCCGATTCGACTGCGTTTTGGCTTGTCTGCGTAGGCAAGTCAAAGGCCGCCAGTTTTTTTTAGAAAGGACACCATGAACAAAGAAATATCACGAAAAGTCATAGATACTGCCGTTAAAAAGGCTGTTACTAAACCTGTGGATAACCTGTTGCTAATCCTGTTAAGTATTGACTCTCGCACAGGCAAAGTCGTGGAAATTGTTAATATCACAGAATATCTAACAAAAAAGTAACAAGGGCTGTTAGATTTAACTTATTAGTCACAAAAGGTTTATGAATGATACAACAATGTAACAGGCTATACTACTAATACTAATATCTTTTAAATAATATTAGTAATCATAAGGGTTGTTAGATATTGAGTAAAGATAAAGATACTCGCAGTACCAGCGACAAAGTAAATGCTCAGAGAGAGAAATTGAAACCGTTTATTAGATGAACACCGAAAACATTACCTTGATACAGAAATATATCAACAGTAGTCTTAAAAGCGTTGAGAATTGTATCCGAGAATATCCTGACGCGAAGAAATACCAACCGTTTATGAAAACACGGGGCGAACTTATGCAAATACTAAAAGCCTGTGACGATGAAATAATAAAGGAGAAAGAAGGTAAATGATGGGGAAAAAAGAAGAAGACATATTGAATCCCTGCGGCCATAGAAACAGTGAGAGAATTGAAGCATTGAAAAAGTTTCCTTCTGGCGTATGCCCAGCTTGTCTATTTAAGCAAATGGAAGATGAATATAGCCGAGGCGTTAAGGACGGACTAAACCAAGCTGCGGAAATAGTACGAAGGGTTTAAGTTAAGGAGAAATACGAATGAGAAAGGCCCAAGAAATTCTAAGACTTGAAACAACACGGTGTATCCAAGCTAAACGAATCAAAGAACTCAAAACGGCGAAGATAATCGGGACTCAAGCTTGTGGTTTGTTAAAAGTGCGAATTGTAGAGCTTGAGGCTGATAATAAACAATTAAGAAAACAAATAGGCGACTTGAGAGCTAAGGCTGTGCGTAAAGGATTGATGAATAAGGGATGTTTTACAGGCAAAACTTAAAGTTAGTAGTTAGGAGAATGAAATGAGTGAGCAGCTCTATGAGTACCGGTGGGGTAACAACGAGAAGCGAGCTACTATGAAAGGTCGAGCGTGCAGAGTTCTCAGCCGAGGCAAAAAGAATAGTTGTATGATTGAATTTATCGACAATGGTCAACAAGAATGCGTGAGTAGAAATTCGCTAAGGAGAAAGAAATGCCCCTAAAAAAGCAAAAAGGTAATATGTACGAGTTCGTAAGCCATACATGGAGTCCGATTCGAGGAAAATGTAGTCACGATTGCTCTTATTGTTATATGAAAAAATGGGGCGAACAGCCGCCGCTTCATATTGACGAGAGAGATTTGGAAACAAATCTCAGCGAAGGAAACTTTATCTTCGTAGGCCATACGATAGATTTGTTTGCTGACGATGTTCCAGCTGATTGGGTAGAGGAGGTTTTGTGCCAACTAACCCTATATCCTAAAAACAGATATTTACTCCAAAGCAAAAATCCTAAGAGATTCTTAGACTTCTTTGGCCATTATCCAGATAAAGTTCTTTTTGGCACTACCATTGAAACGAATCGGGACATAGTAGAATCCAAAGCTCCACCAGTTTCGCAAAGGGCTATGGCCTTAGCTGAATTGAGCTACAAGGATTTTGAGACGATGGTAACGATAGAGCCTATCTTCGATTTTGACTTAGATGATTTAGTTGACCTTATCATTTTAGCAAATCCAATATGGGTCAATATCGGAGCGGATAGCAAAGGTCACAACTTACCGGAGCCGTCAAAAGATAAGGTGAGATGTTTGGTTCAGACGTTACAGAAAAGAACTCAAGTAAAGCTCAAAGGAAATCTCAAGAGGTTGCTTGCTTGATTGCGGCTTCAAGCATTGCTACAGCGTGAGTTTGTTGGCCGAAACCTTTAAGAAGCAATCTTTGAGTATATTCACACGTTGCCAATAAATCCTCATAGCTATTCCAACGCCGGACAAGCTCTGTTAATTGTTCAAAAGAGAATTGGGGTTGATGAGAAATTGGTTGTCGCCGATGAGCAACTGTCCCATCTTTATAACATACAACTTGAGTTTCAATGTCTCCCATTTGAAATTTCATAATCATTCTCCTATAAGCCCATCAAGGGCAATGATAAAACTTTCGATATATTCTTCTCTTTCTTTTGGGTCGGGGTAAGCTCGATAAATTCCAAATCTCAGATTGTCTCTCATTCATTCTACGTTCACTTGGCATTGACTCAGATAAACTGAATCTGTGACGTTTCTTGAATTTTAATCTTTTCTTGCTCATTCTCCTTAGATACCCATATAAGCCCCCAGATTGCTCTGTGGCGAGCTATCTCTCAATTTCTCGTTGGATAGCCAACATTGCGTCCTTATACTCCTGTTTTGATGGTGCTTTGCTTTGGCCAATATCAACCATAGTGAGCTTCTTGATATTGGATAACTTTTTTGATAATTCTGCAATTTCTCGCTCATAACAAGCCTTGCTTCTTGCGCCTGTTTCATATTTAGGGTATTCTTCTGGATATTCCATCTTATCATTCCTTTCTCCTGCGTGAGCAGGGGGGTTAATTATCAAACCAGAATATAAATCTTACATCAGTTATTTCTTTTGGTCTATCTTCTGGATAAGTTTCGATACCACCAAATAAATTTCCGAGTAGATAACTATGGAGAATGTGAGCTTCCAAATCCCACCATCGGTTTTCTTTATTGGCTATACGTCGAACGTACGCTTCTAATTTTACTATTTCTTTCGAGTTAAGCCACGAATAATTATGTCCGTCTATGCCTTCATAATCGGAAGCGTATTGAGTTATACGAGTTAAATCATTTGGTAAGCCTTTAGGTTCTGAGATTGGTATTATCTTGTAATTGTTTCGTACCCCTGCCATAACAGCGAACAATCTATAATCTCTATCTATATTTGGATTGCCCCAGTGTTCCCAATTTCCATTCAATTTCACTTCAATATGTAAATGTATGTCGCATCCCATTTTTCAATTTCCTTTCAAGTGTTTAAGCTCAAGAGTCCGCGCTCTGTTACAAGCGCGGTAGGATGGGCTTAAATTTGACTTTCAATAACTGAGACTTGTTTTCGGTCAACTTTTGTCAAGGGTTCCCACTGATAAGCGGCTTCTCGGCAAAGTGCGGTCATAACAATTTTGGGAAACCTATAATCATTCTCCCAATTATTGAGATTTACATCGCCACCATCTTTAAGAAACTTCCTCGCTTTTGCGCGCATGTCGCTTGCTGTTGTGTCGGTTAGTTCGTCTATTTTGTTTAAGAATTGGCCTTCAGTCGTTTTATTATCCCTTCATAATAAAGCCCACCTGGGGCAGGACACGACATCGAGGGGTATCCCCAGGCGAGCTATAATATTTCGTTTTGTCGTGTCTTTGTACCCATAAAGCCCCGTGCGGAGTCGAACCGCCATACCCGGTCGAGACTGATATTTAAGAAGGAATGTTGATTTCTACGTGATTTAAGCCTGCTATAAATGCCCGCATCCAGTTGTACAGTTCTCGTTTTGGAACGTGGCAAGGTCGGCTAATCGTTTCAATGCCACCGGCCTCATTTACCATCCGAACAAGCTGAACGCCGCCATAAGCATAGCTTAGATGGTAATTGCCGATATTGGCTTTTAATCCCTTGCCGCGATTTACAGGGCTATAACTTGCTTGTGTCGAATTTGTAACTTCGTTGATTCTTTTGACCAGATACTCAAGGTCTTTTTGTGTGATTCGTTCCATTGTCGTGTCCTTTCAGTTAAATGTTGTTTCTATTACTATCGATAATTCTACCCGAAATCTTTAATCTTGTCAATAGAAAAATCAGGTAGTGACATCGACTATTTTATAAGTATCGGCATTAAATAGGGTTATGGAGCAAAAAACTTTTATTTATTTTTATTGACAAATTGAGGTTTTTGTGATTTAATACATTTACATCCTCGGCAGTATATAGCTGTCGAGCCTCGGCATTACCTAATTGGGATAGCCGAGTATTGATGGTGCTGCTGGAGTTATAACCGTTAACAGATTTAAGTGAATATCCTATAAGGACACGTGGCTTAGCCGTTATCACTGGCAGCACTAAATATTAAAGAGCTTGTGTCGCTGGGCTTGAACAATAAATCAGCGACATCGAATACGAACATATTTGCAGTAAGCAAGTATGATAAAAATATGGCGCGTAGTTTAAGAGAAAACGCTCGGCGTGAAACCTTGGAAATGTAAGTGTCGAACCTTACCACGCCGCCAAAATTAAACATATTAGCACGTTAAGGATTGGCTGATATGATAAATATATCGCAGAGTAGAGTAATGGTAACTTGCCTGCCTCATAAGCAGGAGATTACAGGTTCGACTCCTGTCTCTGCTATTATTGCGGCTGGCTTATAGTTCTAACCTTGAATTATAGGCTGGCCGCTTTTTTTATAAATAAACAGTTTAAGGTTAGAACGAACTGGCTTTGCCTTGATTATGGTATTTGAATCTAAAAAAGACCGAGAAAAGCCAACAATGACAATAGGCCATACCGACAGCAACGTACAAGAGAGAACCCCCAGCGTTGTGGCTGGCACAAGTGGGGTAAATTCGCTTAATTGCGGTTACAATGTGCTTGGTTGTTGTACTTACTAAAGTAATAGACTTATAGGATACAAAGATACCAAACGGGTTAAAATCTTAATACCCCCGTTTGTGTGTCGGTCTAAGAATATGAGAAGAAAATGCAATAATTGGGTCAGGCAGATAAAAGCGACTTGTCCTCATTGTTTGGAAGTTAGTCAGTATGATGAGTTTGTGGACAAAATAAAAGGCAATAAGGGCGAAGTAATAGAATGTAAAAAGTGTCGAAAGGAGTTCAAGTTAGGATGAAGGATTTAGTATATGATACGCCCAAAACGCTCATTGAGGAGTCTTTTGGTGACTTTACTTTTAACCTGAACGAGATTGGGGAACTTCGAATATCCAACAAATACGACCCAACAACTTTTGTTCTTTATGGAGAAGTTTTAGGAGTATTAAGGCGGATTATGGACACAAAAGTAAGTGTTTCTATTGAAGACCAAGTTAATAGCTAATATAACATATCCTGGGTGTAAGAATATGGACAAATATGATAGAGACGTTTGGCACGATGCTGAAACTATGCCTTTATGGTTGATTGTTTTGCTTGGGGTTGTATTGATTTTAGGTCTCATCTGGACAGCATAAGGCAGGATAAATGGTAGCAGGCTTGACAAAGCTCGATATATTACAAGTCAGGGCATTTCACGCTGCGTATAGGTTATTATACGACTTGCCAGTTGAGGAAAGATTTATAACGGCGATATGCCAGACTTCCGACGATGCGTTTATAATGGGCGACAAGGCTAAAATAGCCGAATGGCTGGAGAATTACTGATGACCGAGCAATTCAAAGGACTAAGGACAATAGACAAGCCTGAACAGCCAAACCAAAATCTAATGCTCATAGAACAAGTGAAGGGATGTGTTAAAGTGGCGGTAGGGTTGTTAGAGCAGTTAAAACCAAGAACTGACAGTGTTGATGGCTGTATATACAAGCTCAAGGAATGGGAATCTGATTATTTAAGGATATTGCAGAAGGCTTTTGAATGATGGTAAATAACGGCGAAAATACACTAAGGATAGTCAGGCCAGAACCTGGAGAAAAAACAGGAGAAAGCTATTATTAGACCAATGATGGCCGTTGGTGGGAAAACTGGGATGGAGTAATGAGAACAGGAGAGGAGCTCCGCACCAAAGTTGGAGATGTTGTTAAATGAAAGATAAACTATAAATGGCAAGGCCTAAAAGAGAGTTTACTGATATATATGCCTAAGAGGCGGATAGATAACTGATGGCTGTTAAGTTTACTAACGAACAAATGCAAGAAATAGAACGTCTTGCGCTCATAAACTGCAATTCTAATACAATAGCTGAGGCTGTGGGTGTGGCTGTAAATACTCTTAAGAGGCATTGTGGACGGAAACTAAAGCATTGGTGGGCAATGTATAGGGTTAATCTGCGAGAAACTCAAGACACTCTAAAAGCAACAAGCCCTGATTTATCTAAGTTCTTAGGCAAAAACGTCTTAGGACAGGTAGACAAGCAGGTAATCTCGACTAAAACCGAGCCTGTAACCGTGCCAGAAGCCGAGAAGAAGGCTATGGACGCTGCTTGCAAGGTCTATAAGTTGAAGCTGGCTGGAAGTGCTTGATTGATAAGGAGTTAAGAATGGCTAATTGTAAGCAATGTGGGGCTGAATATGAGGCTAAGCGTAGTACGAGCCATTATTGCAGTCCTAAGTGTAAGCAAGAGTTTTACCGTAACAGAATGAGTACCGTAACGCCTAAGTCTGTTACGCTAAGACCAGTCAAGCCTGTTACCGTAACAAGAGCTAAGCGAGGCAAGGACATCAAGTGCTTCACAGACTTACATCTAGGTGTGCAAGCCACTATCAATCAGATGAGCAGAGATGACAACGGCAAGATAATCGAGGCCGAGAAAGCCAAGCGGACAGCAGCAGCCATCAACTATCAACACCTATTCCCGGACAGATATGAACCTCACAGCGCTGTCTGTACTGGTGTAGTCACTGGCAAGCCTGGCGACGCAAACTACAACGGAGTATGTACTGAGGCATGGAGAGTAGAGCATGGACGATAGACCGCCAACAGAGATAAGGCCAGTACAACTACACGACCGGATACTACTATTAGGCACAGAGAGAGGTGTTGAGCCGCCCTTGAGCATTGATAGAGACTCCTTTTTTAACGAGGGGGCGGGGGTCGGGAACGGGGGTGGCCGGTCGGCTATAAGTACCTACTTATCCCTGAAATTTCAAATTTGACAGACTTTAAGGTTTAACTTGACAATAAGTAAAAGAAGAAAGAAAGGGTTATTATGGAAAATGCAACAGTGGAATGTAAACAAGGCGAGATTTCAAAAGAATTTGTCAGACTCAATGATGGTAAAGAGCAACTCCACGATAGGATAGGGATTCTTTTTGACAAGCTGCAAGATATAATGAGAAAGCCTGCGCCAACGACTCCAGCGAGCGATGTGCCTAAAGAAATGCTTTCGAGTCAATTTGCGATTGATTTGTCGAGCGTCAGCGCAACGGTCGAGACTGACATTGAAAAGGTGAATGAAATTATTGAAAGACTGGAACTTTAATCTTTTCGCTTTATACGATGAACAAGCGCAAGAAAAGAACTGAGGAGTTACGCAAGCGTATAATGGATGTGGATAGGCATGATTACGTAGTTAATACTATTGAACAGCACAACTTTGATAAGCTGGTTCGTTCCGGTGTGATTGTGAGATGTCCGGAGAGTCCTGTGAATGGATAAACTATGTGCATTGAACATCGAATGAGACAACAGTTAAGGCGACGCCAAATAAAAGTTATAATCGGCTTTGAGCTTATTGTTATTGGTTTGGCATTGATTGTGTTATTTTATGGGTAGAGACGATTATATAGTAATACGCAAAGAAGGCCGTAAATATAAGGGTTACACACAATTCGCCCAAGATAGTGTTAAGGAAGATTTTGGGAAGAACCCTCGTTTTATAGATACTTCTCTAAGAAGGGTTATATTGAAGGCTCAGGCTGAAAATGCTGAATATGGTTACAGGATAGACGGAATATGAAAAACAAAAATACCCGAAAGTTTAAAATAGCAACCGAGATAATATCTCGTCCAGTTTGTAGTTGTCGAGAATGTTCTAATGAGCGGGAGACTGCTGAAAATATACTTAAAACTTCTCCCCCAGTCCCCTCTCAAGCTCCAGAAAGTCCAGTAGAGGCGTAAAGTATGAGTAAGATAGAAGTAAAGTATATCACTTATGCAGAATCTTGGTATCGTGTGTGGTGTCCTTGGTGTGAAGCTGATAATTGGTATTGTAACGGCAATGAATCCGATTTATCAGGTTTGGACGTTGAAGCTATTAAGTGTAGAATTTGCAAAGAAACATTTAATCTTGGGCCGCCAGATTCTATTCTTGACGAAATTCGGGGTGATAATATTGTAATCAAAGAAGGCCGTAAATTAATAGAAGCAGAGACACAGGAAAACAGAAAGTGATTAGCCCATAAGGACGAAGTATGAGTAATGGAGAAACCCGTTCGTGTAAATTAGGAAGAAAGGTTGCGGAAAACATACTTGAAATGGGTAATTTATTTTACAATAGTCGAACGAAAGCCAATTTTTTCAGGGGAATAGTATGGGGTTTAATGAAGCACGAATGGATAAAGAAGATTATTGAAGAGGACTCCCCAAAGCCACAGGAGAATAAATGATAAATAATATATTGTACAGATTTTTTTGGTATTTGGCTAAAAGACTCGATTACAGTATCGTATTGAAAAACGGCAAGCATTTTCATTACACAGAGATTGTAAATTATATGCCCGATGAGATAACTGTATTTTTTACTTAGGAGAAGTCTTGACAAGACGGTTGATACATCTTACTGTGATAGCATTACTGGCTCTGACAGGCTGCTCAGTGGCTAAACCGCCCGTCATAGATCGTAATACTGTCTTGAGGCTTTTGTATGCCCAAAGGAAGGAAATGGCCGCTGAGGTTGAATATAAGAAATACTTAATGGAGAAAAATGGAAAAACGCAAAGGAATCAAATTTCCACTCGCCGAAGCCGATGAGGATAAAGTAATAGTCTCTATGTTAGAATTTCAAGGCGTTATTTTTGTCGCTACTCAGAAAGGCATATATAAAATAGTGGATGACAAATTGGTGAGATTGAAATTCGTGGAAAAGAAACCAAATGAACAGGCGCAAGAGAATTAAAGTTATCGGCAAATGGGCGGTGGACAGGGGTTATGATGCTTGGGATATTTTTATCGGTAGAACGAAATGGACAAGACTAATGGCTGTAACTAAAGACCCCATAGGTTTAATGTTGAGACGTTATCCGTTTGCCAATATCAACTGGAACACAGTAAAGGCGGTGAAGTTAACATAATGAACAGGCATTTTACTTTTCAGTTGAAAGATGAAATTGTTCGAGGTATGAACCGTGAGCAATATAAATCTGCGAGTCACATGGTAAGATGGTGGGCATGGAAAATTAGCAATATGATAAATTGGGATAAATTTCATAAACATATTTCAGATTCTTTGTTATATGGTCGTAGTATAGTCCGATATGAGGATTTACTCTTATGAATAGACGTAATTTCTTTAAGACAGTAACAGCTTTTGTCGTAGGGGTATATGCGGCGTTTGTGCCGAAGGCACAAGCTGAGCCAGAAAACGTCTTGACTCTTGCCAAACTTATGAAGGCCAAGGAAGCATTGGATGCCACAATAAATGACGATTTTCTTATTCCGATAGACGATGGCCTCGATGAAGCATTTTGTTATGGCGGCAAATTATTTCGGGTTTATCCAGATTATTTTGATAAAGGTTTTGTAAGGATGCGATTACGGGAGGATAAGCGTGAGTTTAATTATGTATTAACAAATGAAGAATACAACAATAGACAATACAGAAATTGTATTTGTGAGTATATGTTAGCAAAGTTTTATAAACAAGTTTGACAATTAAATAATTACCTTTCTGTGGGGAATAAATCCCTCGCTTGAAAAAGCAACAATCAAGGCCGTGTAGGGCTACACACTTACACGGTCTTTTTTTGTTGCCCAAAAATATTATGATAACACAGGCAGAAGAAAAAATGATGGCAAACGACCCTTTGGTATGGGCGAACAAGAAGCGCTTATTCTTGAGGGACGGTATTCAGTTTACTCTTGAGGGAATGGCATATCTTTTCGATATAATCAGTTGCGAGAAAAGGATTTCCAACTGCAAGAAGGGCGCCCAGATGTGCCTGACTACGGCCATCTTTTTGAATGCCGTCCACGCCTGCAAGTATCGTAGATACGAACAGAACATTCTCTATATGATGCCTACCAAGACTGCGGTGGAACGTTTAAGCCAAGTTTCTTTCGACCCGATATTCCAGTTCAATCCGTGGATAATGAATAAGGGCGATACCAATACTACGATGTGCAGGGAGATAAATGGACGGTCGATTGTAATGGTAGGCGCTCAGCCTAAAAAGGTAGGCGGCTCTGCCACGAAAGACTCTGATAATTTGAGGTCGATTCCTTGTGATGAAATTGATAGGGACGAGCTTGACCTCATGGACTTAGATATGGCGTACCAGGCCAAACAAAGATTAAAGAGGTCGAAGTTTGGTATTGAAAGAAATTTCGGCACTCCTACATTTCCAAATTACGGTATCGACCTTCGCTACGAAGAAAGCGACCAGAGGAAATGGCAGATTAAATGCAGAACGTGCGGTAGGCACACTTGTCTGGGTGAGACTTTTCCGAACAGCATTATCCGAAAAGACGGTCGATGGTTCAGGGCGTGCATTCATTGTCATTCGGAGATATTCGTAGTTGACGGCGATTGGCAGGCTGAATATCCCGATCGAAGGGAAGCTGGTTTTTGGGTGTCGGGACTCCTTTCGCCTTTGGCTAATCTTGACGATTATATGTACGAGTTCAATAATACCGAAGGCAGAAAGCGCTCGGAGTTTATGCGTTCTACTTTAGGAATAGCCACTACCGAAGCCGAGAGCCAGTTGGACGAGACGGTCGTTTTGTCAAGGTGTACTCCTGACCATAACAGAATGGTATCGTCCGGCGAGACTGTTATGGGTATGGATATAGGTAAGAAGATTCACGTGGTCATAGGGACACGAACTTCAAGAGAATCTTATGATATTTCTCACATTGGGATTTATGATAATCTGTACGAAGTCCACGACATAGCCTTGAAGATGAACGTCTACAGTGCAGTGATAGATTCCGGGCCTTACGACCACGGGGTAAGGGAATTTCAAAGGACTGAGCCTTATATGAGTTATCTTTGTCAATACAGCGAGCAGTCACCATGTAAGCCGAAGTTTGACGGCAAGACCGGAATAGTCAAGGTCAATCGAAACGAATGGTGCGATAAAGTCCATACGACTTTTACTGAGACAAAGATTCGGATTCCGAGAGAATCTATTTTAGTGAACGAATACGCAAGGCAGATGACTCGAACAGCCAAGACGGTCATAACGCATCCCGATACTGGCTTGAAGAAACCTCGGTGGATTAAACTTGGCGACGACCATTTCTATCATAGCACACTTTATTTTTTACTGGCAGCATCGAGACAATCACCGAGACCGAAGGGTACTAATAAGGTGGACCGCCCGACACATACTATAAGTCATTGGAAATAATAAAGTATGAGATTACCAAAAAAAGTACGAATAAATAATATTCCGTTCAAGGTTATAAGGAACAGGAAGAGTTTTGGTTCAAGTTTCTCATATAGAAAAACCTTGATAACTGTTGGGTCAAAAGGAAAGCCCCGTGAAATCTTAGAGGGATTTTTACATGAAGTTGCCGAGATAAGTATGGTTGAGCGTGGGATGAGAGCGGCAAAATGTAAACCGCAATACAAATCGAATGAATATGTATTTCACGGTTCACATAGAGATTTTCAGGATGTATTAACTGATGTCAGCGGTATTGTCGGCGATATGATGAAATTGGAATAATGATATGGCAAAGAAACTAACTAAGAAAAAAGCACGTGAAATACTAAAACACGGGAGCGTACACGGGAAGAAATTGACTAATAAGCAGAAATGATTTTTCGGAGCAAGGAGTAACTGATGCCGCATAAAGGAACCAAGCCATACAAGAGCAGACCCGGACACAAGAGACCTAAACGGGGTAAGAAGAAATGAAATGTGCAAGATGCAAGAGTCGTGGCGATAGTACGGAAATGATATTAAGGCAACAGCAAGGTCAAAGAGACCCATATATGATATGCCCTAAATGCAGTTGGCATCCAACGCCACATAACAAACGTGATAGAATTGAAATAAGGAGATAAGAAAATGGAAGCAACATTAACAGAACCGAAAGTAGAAAAAACCGCACTGTCAGTGCCAGAGTGTCCGTCGTGTGGAAGACAGATGGCATTCACCGAAGTAACTCACAGTTACAGATGCCACGCCTGTAATCCCATTCCAGAGAACGTGCCGGAGTGTGCAACCCAGAAGTGCAAACGCCCCTTGACCCGCCTTGGCGAGCCGTGGAACTGCTGGATATGAAAAAAGAAG